AAACCCTCCTGCCACAATCATGCAGCAAGAGGGTGAAGAAAGCAAGGGGCCGAGGTTAGGCGGCAATGTGCACGTGTTTACGCACCAAACGTTGAGCGCCGTAAGTGTTGCAGATGTCCTCAAAATTGCCCGTGCTTTTCCAAGGCCGCTTAGAATCAGCAGAACGCCAGTACCAGAGCGCCTTATCAGGCGACCAGCGGCAACCGAGGGCTTTCAGCTGGTCCTTCACCGGGCGAGTTTCGCCACTGATCCAGAGCCACCGACCGACAAGATCCACCTCAATTCCGGGGATGGCCAAGAGCGAGCGGATCACGTCCATAATCTCAGACTCTTTGGCGGCGTCATATCGATAGGTGCGCCCGTCTGATTCTGTGCCGTCCAAGCGTTTAAGTGCCTCCTCATACTGGCGATTAATCTCGGCCATAATTGCAGTGTCACCGCCACGGTCTGGATGATTCTCAAGCGCGAGCTTGCGATACATCATTTTGACGGTCTCGACGGTCGAGGCGTTTAAAAAGTATTTCATTTTTTAATCTCCGTTTTGAGGCTTTGCGCCTTGTTGATAAAAAACTTATCTTATATTATATGACAACCGTCAAGCAAAAAAAAATCCGCAAGCCCAAAAAAAACCGCTTGCGCCTTGTCACGGATTATGCGATAACAATTGTAACAACGGGGCAAGACCCCAAACAACGGAGATTGAAAAATGACTTATCGTGACGCTTACAAAGCTTATTACCAGTATGTGCGCATTGCCCGCAAAACCGGATACGGGATTAATCCCGGCGGCATTAACCATGATATGGCGCTGGCCAATTACAGCGCAATCATCAAAGGCAATGAAGCAATTGCATACAAAGTTGAGGATATTTTTAACGATTATTGCTCTCGCTAAATGGGGCTAACACCCCTCTCCCCAACAAAAACAACGGAGAATCTGAAATGACTGAATACAAAACCCGCACCATCAACCACAATTTGCAAGAGCTGATCGACCTGATTGATTCCGAGCGCTTTGCCGAGGTGCTGAGCAAGCGTATCCAAGGCGTCCAATATGAAGCTGATATGGTGCGCTATGACCACTACAGCGACGAGGAGCCGAACGGGTGGGAGATTGACCGGATGCACGGGGATCTGATCACGACAGGCGGAACCATCTCAGACCGTAACACTGCCGCCCTTGCCCTCGGCAAGGCCATCCTCGACACGCTGGAGGAGGTATTCATCGAGCCGCGATTCCGCGAGGGGTATGGCGATTAATTCAGGGGGAGGCGCAAGCCTCCCTTTTTTACTGCTTTTTCCTGCCCTCAAAAAAAAATCACCTGCCCTACATTTTTTTTCTTGCGTTATCACACAAAACGCGATAATCTACAAACACAACAGGGGAGCAACCCCGCACAACAAAACGGAGAATGAAAATGAAACTTTTCAGAATTTGTGAAGAAAACGTAAAAGAAAAAACAAAAGTTTTTTTTGAATGCCGCGCAAAAAACGCAAAGTTAGCTATTAAAATAGTGGCGAATCGTCAAGGCAATCCCCACAAAACGACTGAAGACTTGCAATTTAGCACTTCTAGAATGTACGGCACGACTGGATTCTTGAGTGGTTTTCTTTACGAATCTGAAGACCTTTTCTATACCGAAGGTCGAAACTAAACAACGGAGAAAACCACCATGCAAAACTATTTTGAGTTCGACCCCTGCCCTTGGGAAGAGGAAGGCGCGCAGGTCGGACGTGACGACAAATTTACCTTAGCCGCTGAAGCCCGTCGCTTTGCTCATCAGATCCGGCGAGCCTATCCAGCACCAAACGCCCGCTGTCATGTTGACGTGCATTGGAACGACCATGATTTCGGCGCATATCCTGAAATCCGCGTCAAATGGGACGACGGTGACCCCGAGGGCGAGGCGTGGGCCATGACGGTCGAGGCTGACCCAGATGACAAAATGCGCCGCTGGATTGACTAAGTAACAAGGGGCAGGAAAAACCTGCCCCATAATATCACACAAGGAGAAACACCATGAAATACGTCTATTATGGCCTGACCGCCAGTGTCTGGATAGCATTATGCGCCGCGTTACTGAACGCGGGACTTATCCGACACTTTGACCCGGAACGCGACTGCGACGCATCCAAGCCAATGACCACAGTTTGCAGAGGGAATTAACACCATGACCACCAACACAGACCTCGCCCGCCGCGCATACCAGACGCTTTACCAAGCTGCGCGACAGGCCAAATACCGCCGCCAGCGAGACGCCACTCCGCAACCAACACCCGACGAGATCACAGCCGCCCGGCAATCTGTCGGCCTCACCCAGGGGGATGCTGCGGCCATCGTCTACACCACAGACCGCCATTGGAGCAACTGGGAGCGGGGGGTTAGCAAAATGCCAAGGGCATCATGGCGGCTTTTCCGGCTTCTGACGGGCTTGGAGACGCTTCCAGCTATGTCCGGTCGTTTTAAATCCTAAACCCCACTAGAAACGCTTTAAAACGCGATTAAGAGGCATTCCAATGAACGACAACCATCCCCGCAACACCGACTACATCCGCAACTGCATCCTCAACTCCCTAGAGGGCATGGGGAATTTGCTGTACAACCTACCTGACGACCTCGACCACCTCGACAAACTAGACCTGCTCCAGATCCAGCAGGCAGCGGAACGGGTTGAATCACGATTGACCCAAACGCTGGCCCACCTGTCCCGACTGACAGGGAGGCGGTATCCCTGACCTACCACCATTCACAAATCACCCCGGCCATTGTGCCGGGGTTTTTTATTTCATTTTTTCCCACCGACCTATTTAGGGGGATGACTAGGGGGCAGGTGATCCCCTCTGCGACCCCGCGTCGTATCCCCCTAACCCCCCTCCTCCCCTAAAGGGGAGGGGAGGGGGGGTTGAGGGGGGATTAACTACGCTTCGCCAAAATCCCCCCCCAACCCTTTAGGGGGCTTGGGGGGGGACTGGTTAGGATTGACGTTTTAACCTCATTGCGTTGGCATAAAATTCATTATTTACCACCCAACCATGGTTCTTGGGGGTGATAATTTCACCTAGCAACAGCGACCCTATCAGTCGTCCTGTGTAGCTAGCGGATAGCTCATTTTCGACCGTCCTGGCCTTGCGACCATCGGCCAAAAGCTTATCCCGGAGGGCACTACGGCTGACGTATGGATCATTGTCCACCATCTCAGCACCGCTGGCCCACCATGCGTTTTCGAATATTTTAAAATTCTGCATCAGGTGCGAATCTGTTTTAGGCTGTTCTTCCTCTTTACTTGCCGGAATCGTGACGGCGCTGGTGACGGGTTCGCCGTCCTCATCTATCCATCCGGGGATCTCGACAACCTGCAGCGTGGCATACAGTGAGGGAGAGCATTCAGCATCTTTGTTCTTTCGCTGTGCAATCTCTATTGTCTCGCCGGGAACAACGCTGATTTCCTGATCCAGCGCCCCTTTCCATGCCGACGACCCCCGCGCTCGGTTCTGTGCCCCTTCACTGACCCCGGTGTGATGGACTAGGATCACCGCCGCCCCAAACTCACGCATCAGGCCGCCGCAGGCATCCAGCATCGTTTTTGCGTCCTGTGCGCTGTTTTCATCGCCCGCCAAAAACCGATGCAGTGTATCAACAACAATCAACTGGGGCGGCTGTGGCAATGCCCTCAGATGCTCGACCACCTGCATATACCCCTGCGGCGTATTCAGGTCGCAGCCTGACCGGGATAGCCACATATTGAGCCGCCCGGACGGGGTGTTGTGGGTTTTCCACGCCGCCACCCGTGACCGCAACCCGTGATGCCCCTCCCCAGCGAGATAGACGACACTGGAGGGCTTGACCTTGCACCCTTGCCAGTCCGTCACACCTGCCGCCATCCGCAAGCACCAATCCAGCACAACAAACGTTTTGCCGCCCCCGGACGGGCCGTGAACCATGATAAGCGCCTGCTCTTGGAGCCACCCTTTGACCAGCCAGCGGATAGGGGCAGGCTGTGCGCAAAAGTCGTCGGCGGGGATAAGCCAGTTTTCTGCGGACGGGGCAGGTGTCAGAAGTGCCATAAGATCGTTACCACCCGCCACATAATCGTTAGCGTCCCCCGGCACCGGAATCACGATAACCCTTGCCCCATGCTTGGCGCTAGCCTGATCTGCGTATTTTTGGCCCACGCCGGAAGCGTCATTATCGGCAATAATGATGATATCTTGCTGCAATCCGTGGCGCTCACGTAGCGCCCCGGTGACCGGAACCAGATTGCTGGCGCTGTATGAGGCCACACAGGGCCGCCCGGTTGTTTCGTGGATCGTTGCGGCTGTTGCAAAGCCCTCGGCAACATACAACGGGCCGGGGGTGTCCATTGTGCCCAACATCCAGTAGCGGCCCTGTGTGGCCCCGCCGGGGTGATAGAGTTTGCCGCCCTCGGCGTCGATGTATTGGAGAGATGACAGGTTCCCGGCATCATCAAATAGCGGCACCATCAAGCGCCCGTCACCTGTTACCCGTGCGCCGTGAGGCTGCACCCGTTTGCGAGCTAGGTACGGATGCTCAGGACTAGCAACCGCGCCGCTTTCCCAGATGATTTCAACGGCACTGGCTGCTGTCGCCTGTTTTCGCTGGCGTTCGGCATCCCGCATGGCCCGTGCCTGTTCCACCCGTGCCAGATGCTCTAGTTCCTGCTGCGGTGTCCACTGCTGGTGTCCAGCATCTGCCCGGTGCGTCATTTCAACGCCTGTTCGCCAGTCCCCAAACGTGATCGTAGGAATGCCGTCAGAATACGCAACGTACCAGCCAGTTTTCTGATGATCGTTTTTCCGCCCGGAACCAGATCGAAAACGGTGCAACTGGCCGTCCATAACAATATCAGGCGGTGGCATGATTCCGGCATCCAGCATCGCCTCGGCAAACTGTTCATGTACTGGCGTGGTCGGTAGCTCAGATGTTCGGATTTTACCGCCGAAAATATGGGTAATATCAGCCATTGTTTCCCCCTAGATATGCATCCAGCGCCAGCAGTGTACGCAGGGCGGGAATATAGTTAGGTTCCGACAGGATGCGGCGGATTGTGGCGGGGTGCAGGCCCGTCTTTTGAGCCACAACGGGAATGCGGCGGTCTGCCAGTTCCCGGCGGATTTGTTCAAGTGTGCGCATTTTTTTTTCTCAAAAAAGTGAATTTTTCTGTTTACAAAACTACACTCCTTTGCTATTCCTGTAAATACAAAACGGCAACCGGAATGAACCGACCGCTGAGAAACGGAAACGAAAATGGCTATTAAACTGAAACAGACGAAAGACCTGCACCTGTCAGGTGTCAAGATTTGCGTCTATGGGCAGGCAGGGGCGGGGAAAACGTCCCTTATCCCGACGCTTCCAAATCCTGTTGTTCTGTCCGCTGAGGGCGGTTTGCTTTCCATTCGCGAGGCAAACATCCCGTATATTGAGATCACCTGCATGGATGATCTGCGGGAGGCGTATAAGTGGCTAATGACTTCTGAGGAAGCCAAGGGTTTTGAATCCGTGGCGCTGGATTCTATCAGCGAAGTGGCGGAAGTCGTCCTGACGGCAGAGAAGAAAAACAACAAGGACGGTCGCGCCGCTTACGGTGAGATGTCGTCTATCATGACTGACTTGATCCGTTCTTTCCGTGATTTGCCGGGCCGTCATGTGCTTATGACTGCCAAGCTGGAAAAGTCCCAAGATGAAATGGGGAGGATGCTTTACAATCCATCAATGCCGGGCAAGAGCCTGACGCAAGGACTGCCGTATTTCTTTGACGAAATGTTTGCCCTTCGCGTTGAACGGGATGCAGAAGGTGTGGCGCAACGTGCCCTCCTGTGTCATCCAGACGGCCTTTGGTATGCCAAAGACAGAAGCGGTGTTCTTGGCACATGGGAAGCGCCTGACCTTGGCGCAATCATTCAAAAAATTGGGGGGCAAAATGTCTGATCTTTACGCCGCATGGATTGCCGCCAAGGAAGCGGAACGCCAAGCAACTGAAACCCGCCGGGCGATTGAAGATGGAATTTTGCTTCAAACGGCGCTTCCATCAGTTTTTGAAGGCACAAAAACCGTCAAAACTGATGAATACAAGATCAAAATCGTGGGCCGTTTTAATCGCAAGGTTGATTCGGAAAAGCTGCAAGACATTGCAGCAGAACACGGCCTGACAAATTACCTGCCGCACCTGTTTCGCTGGTCGGCAGACATCAACAAAGCGGCGTGGGACGCGGCAGATGCCAAAATCACCACACCGCTTTTAGGGTCGATTACAACGACACCAAGCCGCCCTTCCTTTACCATCACCAAAGAAAAGGACTAACTATCATGGCAAAGCTGCACATGAATTTTAACGTAAATGAACTCCCCGTATCGGAGAGCAATTTTGAACCGCTTCCCGCTGGGTGGTACACCGCCAGCATCAGCCAAGCTGACGTTGCGCCAACGAAAAGCGGTGGGCAGATAATCAAGCTGCGGTGGGATATCCTTGGCCCGACGCATCAAGGTCGGGTTGTGTTTGGCAACATCAATATCCAGAACGCCAACCCGGAAGCGCAGCGGATCGGCTTGGAGCAACTGAATCAGCTTCTGACCGCCGCCGGGATTGTTGATCTGGATGACACGGATCAACTGATTAGTGTCACGGTGCAGGTCAAGCTGTCCGTAAAAGAGTCCGAGTATCAAGGCGAGAAGCAGGTACGGAACGAGATCAAGGGGTACAAGTCTCTTGCATCGGCATCCGCCCCGCTTCCTGTCGCTAAGGTAAAAGCGCCAGCCGCTGCATCGGCAGGATCAACACCGCCTTGGGTGAAAAAGTAACTTGCAACGCCCGCCGGGAGCGTATCCCGGCAACTTTCGAGAAATGACATGAAAATCGAACTCCCCAACAACATCGCCCGGTTAATAGACCGGACGCATGAGGATCAGGCCGAGCCGCCACGCCCGCACATGGGGTGCAGCGTACTTGGCCATCCTTGTGACCGCTGGCTGTGGTTATCGTTTCGGTGGGCCGTGATTGAACGGTTTTCCGGCAGGATGCTGCGCCTGTTTCGGCGAGGGCATCTTGAAGAAATCCAGATCCTTAAAGACCTTGAATCTATTGGCGTCAAAATCGACACCACGCAAGAGCGCGTCAATTTTGGCGGGCACATATCGGGCAGTTTGGACGGTATAGCATCCAGCGGCGTGCCGGGGGCTGAAAAGTCCCCGCACGTTCTGGAATTTAAAACCCATTCTGAGAAGTCGTTCAAAGAACTGGCAGCCAAAGGCGTTCAAACCGCCAAACCGATGCACTGGGCACAGATGCAGCTGTATATGCTCGGAACTGGCCTAAAACGTGCGCTGTATGTGGCGGTGAACAAAAACACCGATGAATTGCACACGGAACGGGTAAAGTTTGATAAGGCCGCCGCCGAAAGGCTGCTAGAACGTGGCCGCCGAATCGTGGCGTCAAATGAAATGCCGCCCGGCATCAGCAATGATCCGTCATGGTATCAATGTAAATTTTGCCCTGCGCACGATCTTTGCCACGGATCAAAACTGACGCAAGAAGTGAACTGCCGGACGTGCGCACATTCCACACCAATGGGGAACAGCACGTGGCGCTGTGAACGGTGGGACTTTGATAATATCCCAATCGAAAACCAGCGCACCGGATGCGAGGCGCATACATTGCACCCCGATCTTGTGCCGTGGGAACAGGGGGACAGCTCGGACGGATTAACGGCGGTTTATATCATTGATGGAAAACCAGTTGAAAATAAGAACAGCAGGGAACTGATTGAAAATGTTAAGGGATTATCAACAACGGGCCATTGATCAGCTTTATGAATGGATGCGCAATAACACCGGGCATCCCTGCCTTGTGTTACCGACTGGCGCAGGTAAAAGTCATGTCATTGCGGCGCTGTGCAAGGATGCGCTGCAAAATTGGCCGGAAACCCGGATTTTGATGTTAACTCACGTCAGGGAATTGATTGAGCAAAACGCCGAGAAGATGCGCCAGCACTGGAAAGGCGCGCCAATGGGCATTTATTCTGCCAGTCTGAACAGCAAACAGCTTGGCGAGCCGATCACGTTTGCCGGGATCCAGTCCATTCGCAATAAAGCGGAATTGGTGGGGCACATTGATTTGTGCGTCATAGATGAATGCCATCTTGTGAATCACAAGGAGGAAGGTGGCTATCGCACATTTATTGCCGAGCTGCTAACGATCAATCCGCATCTGCGGGTTGTAGGTTTGTCGGCCACGCCTTACCGCCTCGGCCACGGTTTAATCACCGACAAACCCGCTATTTTCGATTCACTAATTGAGCCTGTGAGCATTGAGGAGTTGCTGCACAAAAAGCACCTTGCGCCGTTACGATCAAAGACCACGACATCAAAGCTGGATGTGTCTGGCGTTGCCAAGCGTGGCGGGGAGTATATCGAATCCGAGTTGCAAGCGGCTGTTAACAATGAACCGCAGAATCAATCCGTAGTGAGTGAAATCATTGCGCGCGCAGACGGTCGCACCAGTTGGCTTGTGTTTTGTTCTGGCGTGGATCACGCCCGGCATATCTGCGCCATTTTGCTATCGCGTGGCATCAATGCGGCTTGTGTAACAGGCGAAACACCAAAATCAGAACGTGCGCAGATTCTTGCAGATTTTAAGGCAAAGAAGATTGAGGCTTTGACCAACGCCAACGTTTTAACGACCGGATTTGATGCGCCGGACACTGACCTGATTGCATTGCTGCGCCCTACGATGTCCCCGGCGCTGTATATGCAAATGGTGGGCCGGGGGTTGCGTCCTAAGTCGCACACGGATCACTGCTTAGTGCTGGACTTTGCCGGAAACATTGCCTTGCATGGCCCGGTGACGGCGGTTAAAACGCCAGAAAAGCAAGGGCAAAGCAGCGTTCCGGGATTTCCACCGACAAAGAATTGCGAGAATTGCGGCGAGATCGTACACGCGGCTGTGCGCGTTTGCCCGGCATGTCAGCAGAAATTCCCGGAACCGGAACCGCCAAAGTTGGAATTGCGTGAAGATGACATCATGGGGAAAGACGGAACCCGGATGTTTGTCAAGAAGTGGGTCTGGCGGAACTACATAAGCCGATCCAGCGGCAAGAATATGCTGAAGGTTGATTATTATGGCGTAAAGCTGTCTGATCCTGTGGTATCAGAGTATCTGTGCGTTTTGCATGTCGGATACGCCGGAGAGAAGGCTTTGCGCCAGCTTGCCTATATGGTGAAGAAATCCGGGATGTACCACGACGGCCTGACTCTGGAAGATGATCTGGATCAAGTTGCGGACTACATGAACCACGGAACGCCGCCGACATGGATCGAGTTCCAGCGTGACGGGAAGTTTTTTCAGGTACAAAAACGGGAATGGTATGATGCCGCAACGATGGACGGAACCGGACTGGTTGATCGAATGGAGGAAGAAGAAATCGACCCCTATTTGTTGTCACACCTGTGAGAACTATGAGGGCACTGGATTCTGCCGGGTGCATCAAATGGCCCCACCAGAAGATTACGCTGGCACTCGTGACAACGGATGCGAGGCTTGGGAAGAAGAAATTCCGTTTTAAAGGAGAAATGAAAATGACTTACACACTTCACCACGGTGATTGCTTGGATGTGCTGAAAACGCTGCCGGATTGCAGCGTGGATTCTGTTGTGACTGACCCGCCGTATGGCTTGTCCTTCATGGGAAAGCGCTGGGATTATGACGTTCCGGCGATTGAAATCTGGGCCGAGTGCTTGCGGGTACTGAAACCGGGTGGGCATTTGCTGGCGTTTGCTGGAACGCGAACCCAGCACCGTATGGCGGTGCGGATCGAAGATGCGGGGTTTGAGATTCGGGATATGATTGCGTGGGTCTATGGCAGCGGATTTCCCAAGTCTTTGGATGTGAGCAAGGCGATTGACAAGCAGCGCACCGAGGACATCGAGCCCGTGCGCGCTATCTGCCGCGTTATCCGGGCAGCGATGGACGCCAAGGGCCTGAAGTCTCGTTACCTTGTCGAACACTTCGACGGGTGTCATCCCCGCCTGATCGACCGCTGGGCGGCGCGAGACACTGACAGCCAGCCGGCACTGCCGACTTGGGAGCAGTGGGAAAAGCTGCGCGAGGTGCTGGGTATCGAAGGCGCGCACGACGCCGAGGTGTGGCGCCTCAACGGGCGCAAAGGCCAACCGGGCGACAACTGGCAGAACGCCGAGGTCGTCGGAACGCACGAAGGCGCAACACCGGGGTTCGGTGATCATCGTTTCGCCGTGCGCGACAACACGATCCGCGAGGCATCCGACGCCGCCCGCCAATGGCACGGCTGGGGCACTGCGCTGAAGCCAGCCTTGGAACCCATCACCGTTGCCCGCAAGCCATTGATCGGAACCGTTGCCGAGAACGTGCTGGCGCATGGAACGGGGGGGATTAATGTGGATGGGTGTAGGGTTGAGGCTGAAAAATTAACTGGATGGGGTGGTGGTGGAAGCGCCATGTATGATGGCGGACTGTCTCGTGAAGGTGGAAAAGCGCGATTGCAAGACGCTGGCCGCTGGCCCGCCAACCTGATTCACGACGGCAGCGAGGAGGTGGTAGGTCTGTTTCCGGTGACTGGGGCAAGTAAAGCGACCCCGCGCAATAACGGCGAGTTTAAAAGCGTAGCAAAAGGACGCGATCTGCCACATCTTACTTACGGTCACGACGACAATGGAGGCTCCGCCGCCCGCTTTTTCTACTGTGCCAAGGCCAGCAAGCGGGATCGGGATGAGGGGCTGGAATCCGATGTTGCATTTTCACGCCAAGGAAACCGCCCCGGAAGTCCTGACGAAACCGGAAAATTCCCAGACCATGACCACCGTGAACGCACGGGCAATTTTCACCCCACCGTCAAACCCACCGACCTGATGCGCTATTTGTGCCGCCTTGTCACGCCGCCCGGTGGCATTGTCCTTGACCCATTCACGGGTTCCGGCAGCACTGGCAAGGCAGCCATTCTGGAAGGCTTCCAGTTTATCGGCATTGAACGGGAGGCCGAGTATATCGAGATTGCCCGCGCCCGAATTGAACACGCGCAAGAACAAAAATCAGGAGTGCTGTTATGACAACCACCATCCCCACCGAAGATCAAGAACAGGCCGCTTTTGTGCAGTGGTTTGAATATCAATTTCCAAAGGTTAGGTTTTTCGCTATTCCGAACGGCGGTGTTAGGTGTTGGAAAACAGCGCTTAGATTAAAAGCCACGGGCGTTAAAAAAGGTGTTCCAGATTTGTATTTTCCAAAATGGAAACTGTGGATTGAAATGAAGAGGCAAGAGAACGGTCGTTTAACAAAAGAACAAAAAGAATGGCTTGCTTATCTTGAATTTGAGTGTGGCGATCATACACGGGTTTGCACTGGTTTTGAGGATGCTAAAAATACAATTCTTGCATTTAGAGGCATTACACAATAGGTTCTTTTTACAGTAGATAAGAAAAGCCCCCGGATTCATGCCCGGGGGTTTTTCTGTTACCACTTGCCGCCTTTCACTTCGGCTTCCATTGCCTTTGTCTCTCGCCACTGTTCCGGCGACATGGAACGCCTGACAAGCATTTCCTCAATCGTTTTGTCATCGTATCCAAGACGCACCAAGAACTCGACAAACTGGTCGTCTGACAGGTCTTGCAGCCGTGCGGCATTGATCAAGTCTTCATCATCGCCAGTTAGGGCCGTGCCATGCATCACGATTTTTTCCAGTAGCGGTTTATGGTGCTTTTCGACCACATAGTGCCCAGTCACCGCCGCAGCAGTGAACAGGGCATATGCAGCGAGGGCATTACCAATTAACTTATACAGTCCCCGTGTGAGGGACGGCATTTGTCGCGGTGGGTTCTTTTGCTCGCACGGAGGCGGGATTTTGCGCGGTGGTTTCTTTTCGTCGGCCATGATCAAAACCTCACCGCTGCAAACCGATAGCACCCGTCAACGTATTCATCCCGTGTGCCAATGAAGCCTTCGGCATCGTATTCAGCGACACACGCCTTAACGTTTGGGATTGATACTTTTGGCGACGTGCAGCCGCTGGCAGCGATTGCAATCAGTACGCATGACAAAGCACTCAACAGCTTCCGGTGAAATGTTTTAACGCTGATTTTTTCTGCTTTTGCCATTTCATACTGGCGTTTGACATAGGTTGGCTCCAACCCAGCATTGTCGCAAACATTGTGAAAATGCCGAGAATGTTTTTCGTAAAAATCAATGGCCTCTCGTTTGTCTTTGATCCCAGTGCCGCCGAAAACGGTTTCTTTTTTGGTCAGTGCATCTGCTGCAGCTTGGGCCAAAACAGCAACCCACAATTTTTGTTCCGGTGTCATTTTCATTCTCCATGCGTTGTTGATGTCCCCTTGTATCACACAAAGGGTTAAAGTATTATTACCGTTCTCCGGCATCTTTCCGGGTTTTGTCATTTTCCCGACGTGATGCTAACTCGAGCGGTAACATTTTTATGTTGCCGCTCTTTTTTTTATTGCACAAGAAAAAAATTGTGATAGTTTGGGGATACGAAAACAAAAACAACGGAGATCAAAAAATGAAAACCTACGACGCCGGAATTTCAATCATTCTGCTGGCCGCATTGATCGGTTGGGGAGTGTCATACCTTGGCAATCGTGCGGTTTCGGGTGAGCCTGTACCGACGTATTGCGGACGGTATGTTGAACGTGTGACTGACGCTGGCCGCGAGTTGGTGTGCGAAGCAAAAGGAGATAAATAATGTCAGGCGGAGAATTGGATTATATCTACAGCCGGGTTGAAGACGCTGCGCGCACGATCATGGAAACTGCGCAAGACGAAGTTCAGCGGGCGTTTGCAAAACATCTTTTTGATGTGTCAAATGCTTTGTACTGCGCGGAATATGTCTTGTCTGGTGACAGCAAAAAGGGTTCTGATCACAAAGCAATTTTGCGAGTCATTACCCCGCAAGCAGTTCTTGCTAGCCTAATTGACGATGCAGAGCAAACGCAGGCGCAGCTTCAGGAATGGATCGTGCGGGCAAAAGGAGAATCGAAATGA